ATGGAACTAGTGGATTCTTAAGTTATGGGCAATTAACACTTGAGCAGGCACAATGGTTTAAAGATACTTATAGAATAAATTATAGAGCATTCTATCCTGGACCACCATCCAATGTTCCTGATCAATACGGTAGATACTTGTGTACCATGACTGGAACACCAAAAGATCCACCAAAAAGAAGAGTCCCCCCTGTGTTGGGAGGTTTTGATCCTAACCTTCCTCCTGGTTCTGCTAATCCATATCTTACGGATAAACCAGTTCCTCCCGATATTCTTGGTGACTTGGCTATCTTAGGTCTTTCTGCAGCAGTGGTTTTAGCACTTGGTGCAGCTCTTGCTTCTGGAGCAGCAACCGCACTTCTTGCAAGATTGAGATATCTAGCTAAACTTAGAATGGATAGAGGTGCATTAAATCCATTAGGACAAACTGCGGTTAGATCTGGTGCAGCAGGTAGACAGCGTGTTGATGTTTATACTGGAAGACCATATCAGGGACCAAGAGGTAATCGTACTGGAACACAATATTCAACAACTAATCAACAGACAGGAAATACTTATACTAACCCCGGACCTTTAAGAGGTATGCCTGGAACTGGATCGCAAACAAATCCAGCAGGAACTTTGGATAGATCAACTTTACCTCAAAGATATATTGACAAATATGGGAGTAGATCTGTTTTAGGACAGCAACAAGTTAAGATGTCTCCAAGTGCTGCACGAAGAACATTTGGAGAATGTTTAAATGAGTCTTCAGATGTGAAAGGGGATTATGCAAATGCTTTTGTCTTAAAACTTTTTTCAGAGTATCCTGATCCATATGATAAAATTGATGAAATAATAAAAATTCTTGATAAACATTTAAAAACAAAAACCAGTAAAGTAAAAGAAAGTTTTGATAACTCCAATACTAGAAGAATTATTCGTGATATTAAAAAACCATATGTTCCTCCAGAACAACCAAAAGTAAAATATAAAATCAAACCAAGAGCAAATAGAACTATTAACGTTGATTTAATGAAGCAAGCAGAAGTTCCTACTTCTTTTAAACCAGCAGAAGAACGACTTTGGGGGAGATATGAGAAAAAGCAAAATGAAAGAATGTCCCAAGATAAGAAAAACGTTGTTTTGGATCATCTTGGTGCAAGTGATCATGCTTGGGAATATCTGCTAGAAAGAAATAGAAGCAAAGATAAGTATTCGGGATTTTTTGATAAAGATGGAACACCCCATAAAATTGTTAGAAAAGAAGATGTTAAAGGAGAAACTTTACTTTTTATTGCTGATGAAAACGGAAAAAAAGAAAGCATCCTTCAGTCTGAATTAAATGATCGGTTAGATTATGAATTTAATAAAGAAGTATTCAATCAATATTTTGCAGAACAAGAGACTCTTCAAGCAGATAAAGATCCATTGTTTAAAAAAGTATCAAAGGCATTAAAAAAAGAAATTGATTATACAAATAAACCATCAAAACTTGGATATCCAAATGAAAACCCACCAGAAATGGTCGGTGGATTTCATCCAGATTTAATTGATGGGGAAAAAGTATCAAATGCTTATAATAAATTGGATCCAATTAGTGCAAACTCTATGCCACCGACTGGTAATCCTAAAATTGATGCAAAGGTTCAAAAAGCAAAAAAACTAAAATCAGTTAAATCAGTTTTACCAGATTCCTGATTGGACCCCCTTGACGGGGACTGAACCCAGTGCTATGATAAATAGGTAAACAAATGTTACGAAACACAAAGTTTTCTTAACATTGTTAAACTCCCACTAACCGAGACCTATGGGGAGTATAAATTACGTCTCTCATACCCAGTCTGAGGGTGACTGGGGAATAGTAACTCCACCATTTCCCTGATGGTCTTACTACTCTTTTAATCAAAAATGACTGCTACAATTTCACGTCAACAATCACAATCGAATATTTGGGAACAATTCTGCAACTGGGTTACCTCAACCGATAATCGTCTTTATGTCGGTTGGTTTGGAGTTCTGATGATTCCTTGCCTGCTTGCTGCTACGACTTGTTTCATTATCGCATTCATCGGTGCTCCCCCAGTGGACATTGATGGAATCCGTGAACCCGTTGCTGGTTCTCTCATGTACGGAAACAACATCATCTCTGGTGCTGTAATTCCTTCGTCCAATGCAATTGGACTGCACTTCTATCCCATTTGGGAAGCTGCTTCACTTGATGAGTGGCTATATAACGGAGGACCTTTCCAACTGGTCGTCTTCCACTTTCTAATCGGTATCTATGCTTACATGGGTCGTGAATGGGAACTTTCTTACCGTCTTGGTATGCGTCCCTGGATTTGCGTTGCTTACTCTGCTCCTGTTGCTGCTGCTTCTGCGGTGTTCCTTGTTTATCCTTTCGGTCAAGGTTCCTTCTCTGACGCAATGCCTCTTGGAATCTCGGGAACGTTTAACTACATGCTCGTCTTCCAAGCAGAACATAATATCCTTATGCATCCGTTCCACATGCTTGGGGTTGCTGGGGTATTTGGTGGCTCTCTGTTTAGTGCTATGCACGGAAGTCTGGTTACGTCTTCCCTTGTCCGCGAAACTACCGAGCAAGAGTCTCAGAACTATGGTTACAAGTTCGGACAAGAAGAAGAAACCTACAATATCGTAGCTGCACACGGTTATTTCGGTCGCCTTATTTTCCAATACGCTTCCTTTAATAACTCACGTTCGCTGCACTTCTTCCTCGCTGCTTGGCCTGTTGTCGGTATCTGGTTTACTGCCCTGGGCGTTAGCACAATGGCATTCAACCTCAACGGTTTCAACTTCAACCAGTCCATCATTGATGGTCAGGGTCGTGTGCTCAACACCTGGGCAGATGTGCTGAACCGTGCTGGTCTGGGTATGGAAGTGATGCACGAAAGGAACGCACACAATTTCCCTCTGGATCTTGCTGCTGCTGAGAACACTCCTGTTGCTCTCACTGCACCTGCAATCGGTTGATAAAAACTGAATAACTGATATAATTAGAGGGTGTAACAACCCTCTTTTTTATTTGTATAAAAACTATGTTTAATTTTAAAGTAGGTGATATTTGTAGGATTAATAATCCAATTCAAAGAAAACACGGAAGAGAATTTGAAATTTTGGGATTTATGTATGATAAAGATGATGAATATTTTCCTCCAATTGCAATGAAAGTTAGGTACTTAGACACTAACCGCAAGGGGACATATGATTGTTCATTTGATTCTCTTGAGGTGATTAGTTAAAATGTCTCATAATAATCAACATCACCCCATGGAAGATTGGGTTATCTGGGCAGGAGTAGCTATGATGGGATTCACAGTGATTGTGTTTGTCGTCTTCACTCTTTCAGTAATTTATTGGGGATGAGTACAAACACTCATTGACCTCTTTATGAAGTAATGTTAAGATAAATATGAGAAATACATAGGAGGTTATGACTTCTTCTACTCTTTCACAACCAATTTCGCAACGAGGATGGTTCGATGTCCTGGATGACTGGCTTAAACGAGATCGCTTTGTATTTGTGGGTTGGTCTGGACTATTACTTTTTCCCACTGCTTATCTTGCCCTTGGTGGCTGGCTTACTGGCACAACGTTTGTTACAAGCTGGTACACCCACGGGTTGGCGTCTAGTTATCTTGAAGGCGCTAATTTCCTTACGGCTGCTGTGTCAACGCCTGCAGATTCTATGGGTCATTCTCTTCTTCTACTTTGGGGTCCTGAGGCTCAAGGGGATATCGTCAGGTGGTTCCAACTTGGGGGACTCTGGACTTTTGTGGCGCTCCACGGGGCCTTTAGTCTGATTGGATTTATGCTTCGTCAGTTTGAAATTTCCCGACTGGTGGGCATCCGTCCTTATAATGCAATCGCATTCTCTGGACCGATTGCAGTATTTGTATCTGTGTTCTTAATGTATCCACTGGGTCAATCCAGTTGGTTCTTTGCTCCATCATTTGGTGTAGCAGCAATTTTTAGATTCCTGCTCTTCTTGCAGGGATTTCACAACTGGACTCTTAATCCTTTTCATATGATGGGTGTAGCAGGTATTCTTGGTGGTGCTCTGCTATGTGCAATTCACGGTGCTACAGTAGAAAATACGCTTTATGAAGATGGCGAACAGTCAAATACTTTTAAAGCTTTTGAACCCACGCAAGAGGAAGAGACTTATAGTATGGTCACTGCGAACAGATTTTGGTCTCAGATCTTCGGCATTGCTTTTAGTAATAAGCGTTGGCTACATTTCTTTATGCTCTTTGTTCCCGTCATGGGTCTCTGGACATCTTCTATCGGGATTATCGGTCTTGCTCTCAATCTTCGTGCTTACGACTTTGTTAGTCAGGAAGTTAGAGCAGCAGAAGATCCGGAATTTGAGACATTTTACACAAAAAATATACTTCTTAATGAGGGACTTAGAGCGTGGATGGCTCCTGTAGATCAACCACACGAGAACTTCGTGTTCCCAGAAGAGGTCTTGCCCCGTGGCAACGCACTCTAAGGGATGCTGTGGGGCAGGATGTCCTGACTGCCCCTTCCGACCTAAAACTAAATAACTATGTTATAATATGGGTCGGAAACGACCCCTTTTTTAATGATTAGTTCAGAAACGCCTTACAAACTTGCTGAGATTATCCGAGATACTTGGCCTCAGATATATAGAAAGTCTGAAAAAGATAAAGATGAAAAAAGTAGCGATATTCGGATCCGCAAGAACTGATTTTGATTCTGGACTTTATAAGGCAGTAGAAAAACTAGGTAAAAATATTGCAGCAGAAGGATGGGTGGTAGTAACTGGAGGTGGTCCAGGAACTATGGAAGCGGCAAATAAAGGAGCAATGAGTGCTTGTACTGAGAATTCACTTTGTTCTGTTGCAGAGGCAATCTACCTTCCATTTGAAGAAGGTGTTAATCCTTATGTTCAGGAATATGAAAAGCATCAGACATTCTATTCAAGATTAAAAACTTTTGCTGATTGTGATGCTTTCGTTGTAACTCCTGGTGGAATTGGAACTCTTCTTGAAATGGCAATGATTTATCAATTGGTTCAAGTAAATCACATTGATAGAAAACCAATCATTTGTGTTGGTAGAATGTGGAGAACATTGAAACATTGGATTGAAGATGAAATGTTAGATAATGGATTTCTTAATAATGAAGAGATGAAACTGATTCATTACGTGGATAGGTTTTCTGAAGCAACACATTTATTAAAAGGACTATTAAATTAAATGAAAATTATTAAATACGAAATTATAGATAATTTTTTAAAAAAAGAAGATTTTGATACAATTAAAAGGACAATAGTTTTTGGTGAAGATTTTCCCTGGTTTGTTACTCACGGAGTTTCTTATCTTGGGAGTGGTGATGGTCATTATATGAGTCACCTTTTGTATGCAAAACATAGTCCTGTAAGTCGTTGGTTTGAAATTTTATTTCCAGTGTTTTTAAAAATAGAACCAATTGCAATTCATAGGATTAAAGCAAACTTTTATCCTAGAACTGGAGAAATAATTAAACATTCTCCTCATGTTGATTTACACGTTTCTCATAAAGGAGCAATTTTATATTTGAATACTAACAATGGAAAAACTATTTTAAATGATGGTACGGAAATAGATTCCGTAGAAAATAGAATGTTATTTTTTGATCCTTCAATTTTACATCAAAGCACATCTTGCACTGACGATCCTATGGGAAGATTTAATATAAATTTTAATTACTTCTGACTACTATAAATATAATTAAAAAGTAAAAGGGTAATTATAAATGGCAGCAATACCCTTAAATCTAACCATCGAACAAGGGGTTGATTTTGAGGTTACTCTTACAGTCAGAAATAAAAATCATGTTCCTTTGAATCTTTTAGGATATTCTGCTGTAAGTACATTAAGAAAATATTATACCTCTACAGATACTTACTCTATCACGGTTAATTTTTTAGATAGAGTAAATGGTAGAATTTCTTTGACTATGACAGATAATCAAACTTCTTTATTAAAAGAAGGAAGATATGTTTATGATGTAGTTTTAACTTCACCAAATTCTCTTAAGACAAGGGTTATTGAAGGATCGGTTATTGTCACTCCAGGAGTTACTGCATAATGTCTGATTATTTAATAACGCTAGACGATAATACTTATGAGTTATCCCAGCAGTATGGGTTGCCTCAGTATAATGTTGGCGTAAATTATGAAATACCAACTAAATCTACTCAGTATAGTAATTTACTATTAGATAATATTTCAAATCTTTTTAATGGTAGCACTCAGTCATTTTCATTAACGGTTAATGGTCAACCCTATACTCCTCTTAATCCTCAACAATTAATTGTTTCTATAAACAATGTAGTATTAAATCCGAACATTCATTATCAAGTTTCTGGTAGCACCATTTATTTTACTACTCCACCAGCTGGGGCGTCTTCATTTTTTGGGGTAGCACTTGCAACTGCTGCAGATTTAACTAGAACAATTAATTTTGTTTTAGATAATGGATCTTTTGATATAGAACCTGGATCTAAAGGATATATTCACGTTGATGTTACGGGAACTATAGATTCTTGGATGTTAGTTGCAAAGAGTGTAGGTAATATTGCAATTGATATAAAGAAGACTACATATGCAAATTTTCCAAATGGATTTAATTCTATAGTGGGTAGCGAGTTTCCATTACTAATTAATCATAGCAAGAATAGAGATGAAGATTTAACTACCTGGAATAGGACAATTACTGCTGGAGATATATTGGATTTCACTGTTTTGTCTTGTTCTGGTATACAAAAATGCTCAGTATTTCTTAGACTAAAACTCTAAATACTACCTTTCTTAAATTTTATAAATAAAAGAAGAAATAAATTCGTTGCGTTTCCATCAAAAGGAGATTTATAAATGGCACTTTTAGTTCACGATAATGGGGAACTCCAATCGCTGCGCTACCTTGTTAATAGCAATAGCAATATTCCCAGAAACTTAATTCTGAAGCTTTATACAAGTTCGCATAATACTAATGGTAGCCCTGCTGAAGGAGACGTACCATCGCAATATGCATATTACGAACCATATGATTCATCTGGACTCGTTGGTTATGGATCAACTCCAGTAACAGGATATCCAGGTGTTGTAAATACAACAAACAGTCAAGACTATTCTCGTCAGTACGGTGTTCTCCTTGATGGAACCAGATGGAACGTAAGAACTATTGTTAATCCAATTAAGATTACAACTGGAAGTGGAAACTCTGGTGAATATACTATTACGGTATCTTCTGTAACTAGTATTGCAGTTGGTCACTATGTATCTGGTGGTGGTGTAGGTGCAAAAGCAACGGTTTGTGCGATTAACGGAAATACATTGGTTTTGTCAGTTCCTAATGGATCTACTTTTTCATCTCAAAGTCTTGAGTTTGGTGTAGGAACCACAACTGCATCTTATCCAGAACAGACATTTACCTTTACAAGTGCTGCAAATAATATTTACGGATATTATCTTGTTCGTGCAAATAATATGCCACACACCTTAAATGGTGTTCTTCACGCTGCAACAGTCGCTGCAGATGCTGGAATTGCTAAGACTGGAACCATTGGTGTTGTTGGTCAATCTTATCTCACTTTATTTGATAAGAGACATACCCCAACTGGAGTTGGAGCAACCTCAAGATTTGTTGTTGAAGTTGATAGTCCTACTGGAATTACTACAGGACAGAGAGTAATTGGTGTTGGTATTGCAACTGGAGCAAAAGTAGTTGGTCTCCAAAATGTTGGCGGAACGGATAACGTAGTTCTCGATAGACCAAATTATGGTGTTGTATCTGGAATCGTAACTTTCTTTGTAAACCAAACTGAGAATGTTGCTTTAGGTATGGGAGTAACTCATAGTTTCAGTGCAGGTCAAGATAATGCAATTCCTGCTGATACAGTTGTTACTGGAATTGATGAGAAAAATAGAATTATCTATATCAATAATGTCTTAACAAATAACATTCAGTCTGCTACTGGAGACACAGTTACATTTAATGCAAGTGCAGTAACTGCTACAAGTCACGGACTCGTTGCTGGTGATGTAATTTATGTTTCTGGTGGTGCTTCTGCTACTGGAATTACTTCATCTACATATACTGTATTCTCAACTCCAACCGCAAACAAATTCACTACTGTTCCTGCTCTTTCTGGTGTAGGAAGTGCAACCCTGTATAGCAGCATCATGTTCGCTGAGAAATTCACAAATGGTCCTTACAACATTCAAAACAATGGAGACCAAATCAAAGTAACCCTCAATATCAGCCTCGACTGATATTCGTTAATAAAAAAAGTTTTAAGAGGGATCACTAAAGTGACCCTCTTTTTTTTGATAAAATATAGACACTAAATAAAGAATAAGGCAATAAAAAAATAATAAAAAGGAGAATTTAGATGCCGATCTCCATCGTGATTTTATTTGAACCAATAAATATCTAAAAAATTAGTATTTTATGATGGATTAAATCAAATAAAATAATAATCTATGGCAACTTTTTCCTATACTTCTCAACCATCACAAATAGGAAATGCCATAGTTGGAGAAGTGGTAGGTTCGGTTGTACATTCATATAATGATTCTTCTGCGATATATGTATTAAGTGATAATGAACTTAATTATGGGAGTATAACTAATGTAGTAAATTTATCGGAAGATTACGGAAATATAACCGATCAAATTTACACATCAAGGCAAGTTGATGATTATGGAGTAATCACACTTAGTGAGACTATTGTTCCTTATGGATCAATATCTCTTGGAAATGCTGTAGATTATAAGTTTATTAAAATTAATATTGGTGAAGTATCTTTCACTATTTTTGGTCAGGCTTCACTGTTCGTAACTCCTAGAGAATTTGGAAAGGGATCAGTAGGAATCAAAGGCGATTCTTATGTAACCGTTCATCTCAAATACTTTGGATCTGGATCTTTATTTAATTTCAATAGTTCATCTGAGGCAACGCTCTACAATCCTCCAGATGATACTCTTCTCTTTAGTATCACTGGTAGTGGAATTGAGAAGAATACCGAATCTTATGTTGGATCTGGATCTCTTTTTAGCTTTGGTAGCGGATCCCAAATATTATTCTTTAACGCTCCACCTGGAGAAAATCTATTTAGATTCTCTGGTGCTGCTGTTGAAAGAGTTATTATTGCTCATAATGGATCAGGTAAAGTCATTAATGATATTCAGATTGATGAAAAAGTAACGTATTCGTATAATGAATCTGCCAGAATTGAAATTATTAATCATGATTATGGATTTGTATCAGAATCTCATCTTGATTTTGAAGATTACGGAACAATAACTGATACTGAGTTCCTTGGTAGAGAAATTGAAGATTATGGATTTATTGTTCCAGATAGAACTATAATTCCATACGGATCAATTGTTATTTCTTCGTTTGCTCTTACTCCAAGAACGACGATTAATTATGGTGGTGGTAAATTTGAGATTAGTGGAGAAGCAAAAGTCTTTGTAACTCCAATTGAAATTGGATCTGGAACTATTAGTGTTAAAGGATCTTCCGGAGATCCTATTGTTGGATTATCGCATAAAGGATCTGGTTCTCTCTTTGGCTTTGGTAGTTCAACTGAATCCACATTTAAATCTGCTCAGACTGAAGGAATTCTTTATAAGTTTACTGGTACAGCAACGGAATCCTCCTCTAAAGGAACATACTTCGGTTCTGGATCACTCTTCACATTCGTCAGTGGAACTGAATCTTCGGTTAAAACTCCAGGAGTATCTGGTCTATTCAATATTTCTGGTGATGCATATGTTGTTGCAGCATCATCTTATGTTGGTTCTGGATCTCTCTTCACATTCGTCAGTGAAACTGAATCCGTAGTATTCAATCCTCCAGAAGAGGGAACTTTATTCAAATTATATGGATCTGGAGAAGATACATTCATTTCTGGTGGAAATATTGGTTCTGGTTTTCTCTTTGCAATTGGCGGAGGAACAGATTCGGAAACATATGCAGAACAGCAAATTGGGGGAGTATTTACATTCTCTGGATCTGCCGTTGCTAGTGATACCAATTCTTATTTTGGATCCGGATCTCTCTTCGCCTTTAGCAGCACAACTGAAGCAACAGTTGTTAATCCACCAGAAGATACTGTACTATTCAAATTCTATGGTGATGTAGTTGAGAAATCATCAAATTATCATCATGCATCTGGAACATTCCGATTCAATGACGATTCTGCATATACAATATTTAAGATTGGTCATATTGGATCTGGTGAATTTGGTATTAATGGAGTTGCAACTGAATCTGTATCTCCAGCTCCACATATTGGATCTGGATCTCTCTTTACATTCGTCAGCTCAACTGAAGCAGTAGTCGCCAATCCACCAGAAGACACAGCACTATTCAAGTTCTCTGGTAGTGCAGTTGAAACGGCAACGGATTCTTACAACGGATCTGTCACTATTGATGTAGATGGATCTGTAGTTCCAATATTCAGACTTAAGCATATTGGTTCTGGATCTCTCTTCGCATTCCTTGGTGGAACAGAAGCATTTGTTGTATCTCCAGATGATACTAAGGTTCTCTTTACTATATCTGGAAATGGTATTGAGAGGCAGACTGATGTTCATGTGGGTTCTGGATCTCTCTTCACATTCATCAGTAAGACCGAATCTACAGTAGTATCTCCAGATGATACTAAGGTCTTATTTACAATTACTGGTAATGCTGTTGAGAAGAATACAGAATCTCATCTTGGTTCTGGATCTCTCTTTGGATTTACTGGATCTTCTGAATCTAGAGCAGTATCACCAGATGATACTAAAGTTCTCTTTACCATATCTGGTAATGCAGTTGAGAAGAATACCAATTCTTATGTTGGTAAAGGATCTCTATTCTCCTTCTCTGGTGGAACAGAATCTTACACAGTTTCTCCAGATGATACTAAAGTTCTCTTTAGTATTTCTGGTGAATCTAGAAATAGGATTCTTGCCAATAATATTGGTTCAGGTTCTCTGTTTGCATTCACTGGTGCCACTGAAGCAAGATCTGTATCTCCAGATGATACTAAAGTTCTCTTTACCATATCTGGTAATGCAGTTGAGAAGAATACCAATTCTTATGTTGGTAAAGGATCTCTATTCTCCTTCTCTGGTGGAACTGAATCCGTTGGATTCTCTCCAGATGATACCAGAGAATTATTCAAAATTGGTGGTGAAGGTTATGGTAGATACTTATTTAATAATATTGGAAGTGGTTCTCTCTTCGCCTTTAGCAGCACAACTGAAGCAACAGTTGTTAATCCACCAGAAGATACCGCACTGTTTATATTTGTTGGTAACGTTGAAGAGAAAAGAACCAAGTCTTATATTGGTCAAGGATCTCTATTCTCCTTCTCTGGTGGAACTGAATCAGTTGGATTCTCCCCAGATGATATTAAGGTTCTATTTGAATTTACTGGAAATGCAGAAGAATCTATTGTTCCCGCACCTCATATTGGATCTGGAACTTTATTCTCCTTTATTAATGGAACTGAATCTATTACAGTATTTGCTCCAACTGAACCAGTTATCTTTAGATTTGTTGGTAATGGAGTCGATTCTCAGACATCTTCTTACATTGGTACTGGTAGATTATTCGCAATTTCTGGATCTACAGACAGTGTAACTATAGCATATGGCATAGCAAGAGTTCTATTTAATATAATTGGTAGAGGATTAGAATCATATTCAAGAGCAAATTATTATGGATTTGCTGAATCTCAATTGACCGGACAATCTGAAGATAGAAAGATAAATTATGCAAGACCTCAACCAACACGTCTTATTATAATTTGATAAATATTTTAAAGACAAATTCAAATTCATGCCTGATAATGTAACAAAAAGGGTACAGTTACGAAAGGGAACTGAACAAGAACATTCCAGTTTTATTGGTGCTGTTGCTGAGGTAACAGTAGATACAACTAAAAAAACTCTCCGAGTTCATGATGGTTCTACTAATGGTGGATTTGAAATAACAAAAGCTAGGTATGATGTAATTTCTTCTGCTACTAACTTAAGAGTAAATGTAAAATATTTTGCTGATACTTCATCTGGAGTATTTACAGCAACTTTACCTACTATAAAAAGTGTAGGAGATTGCATCACTATAGTTGATGCGGAATCATATTGGGACATAAATAATCTTATTATAGTTACTCAAAATAGTGAACAATTAAAAGATCATAGTTCGTTCGTTGATTCGCCTTTAATCTGTGATGTTGCTGGTGCTTCAATCGAATTAATCTGGGAAGGAAATTACTGGAGGTTAATTTAAATGACGATGTTTCTAAGCGAAAGTATGTTTTCGCCCCCAGGTGGTGGATCCGGTGGCGGTAAATTGGTCTCACAAGAAAATAATTTTCATATTCATGCCTTAAGGCGTGAACCAGATGGAATGTTGGTATATACAAAAGTGAGAACAACTGATAATGATGTTTTCGACTTTCACAGAACAGATGGAACACCTTATCCGGATTTTCTTGAAGGTGTAGACTATGTTGAAGAGACAACTGAAGAAAAATCTTATACAAATCATCCAGCAGATAAATATCAACAGTACAGGTTTGATTTTCGTAGATTGAGTTACTTCATCGATAACGATGGATATCTGGTGGCTAGATTTGGCGATTATAATTATTCAACCGAAGGACCTAAGTAAGGAATTAGAAAACGATGGCAGATTTTAGACTTGGAAGACTAAAGTTCAATTGGAGAGGCGATTGGTATGGAAATACCGCCTATGTAATTGACGATATTGTTAAATTTGGTGCAAACACTTATGTTTGTATTTCAAATCATACCTCAACATCTACCTCTAATAATTGGGCAAGTGTTGATGGAGCAAAGTGGTCCTTACACGTAAAAGGTATTGAATTTAGAGGTAACTGGAGTTCTGGAACTTTTTACAATCCAAATGATATTGTAAAATTTGCTTCTGGTACTTATATTTGTGGAATTGCCCATACTTCTGCCGCAAGTGAAGTTTCTTGGTTTCAAAATGACCAAGCAAAATGGACTCTTCTTGCTGATGGTCTGACCAATAGAGGAGTATTCCAAACCAATACTTTCTATAGACCAAACGATCTTGTTAAGTACGGAAATAGTGTATATATTGTAAATACTGGATTTAGTACTAGTTCCGGGTTTGGAACTGCTTATACTACAGAGTTTGTTCAAGGATTTGAGTATGAAGATACTTGGAATTCTGGAACAGCATATCAAGTTGGAGATATTGTAACCTATGGTGGTTATAATTATGTTGCAACTTCTATTCATACTAATAAACCACCTAGTGAGAATTTAGCAAACGATTGGGATATTCTTACTACTGGATTTAGTATTGCTGGAACTTATAGCACTTCGACTGCGTATATACCTGGAGATGTTGTAAGATATGGTGGATATTCGTATGTAGCAAAAACGAATAGTACCAATAATGATCCTATTGATACTAATTATTGGGATCTTATTATTAAGGGATTTAACTGGGTAGGAACTTGGACTTCAACCACTTACTACAAACTTGGAGATTCTGTAAGAAAAGGTAGCAATAGTTATGTTAGTGTAGCATCTTCAAACTTTAATCAAGATCCAGTAACTGATGCTCTTGGTGGATTTTGGAATACATTATCTGCAGGTGCCGAAACTAATGTTCTTACTACAACTGGAGACTTAGTTTATCAATCTGGAGCTGGTCCTGGTAGACTTCCAATTGGAACAAACGGTCAAGTACTTACTGTAAGTAGCGGTGGAGTACCAAATTGGGAGAAAAATAATACTACCCATCCAGTATTTTATGTTACTGAAGAGGGAAGTGATTCCAATGATGGTTCTAATATTAGCAGATCATTTGCTACTATTAAACACGCTTGTGGAATTGCAACTGGTCCAGCTACAATTTATGTAAAAGCTGGTGTATATAATGAAGTTCTTCCAATTATTGTTCCTGAAGAAGTATCTATTGTTGGCGACAATATCAGAACCACTAAGATTAGACCTGCTGCTGGAAATTCAAATTATCAAGTAGTTGGACTTGGATCTACTGCGAATAACGTTTCTTATGGATCTACCGTTCGTAATGGATCTGGTACTAAGGTCGCAAGAATTCTATATTCAAATTATGATGAAACTCAAGTTCATATTCAACCTTTAGTTGGTGGTGCTTGGAGTGATAGTGACACTTGGTTTGATTCCGGAAATTCAATCGGAATTTCTACAGTTATTACCAGAAGTAACTCTGAAGCAACAATGTTTATGTTGAGCAATAAGACAATGCTCAAAGATCTTGTCATGGAAGGTATGACTGGATTTAGTCAAGCTGGAGTTATAAAATCTGTAAGCGGAAGTATTACTGGAACTTCCCTTTCCTCTTCTGGATTAAATGATGATTTAATTGGAGTAACTTTAACTGGAACTGGAGTTGCACCAGAAACAACAATTGTTAGTGTTACTAATAGCACAACTGCACAAGTCAGCGTAGCACAGACAGTTTCTCCTACTTCTATTACTTATACTGCACAACCATACGATTTAAATAATGCTACAATTAAAGGAGTATTCGTAGCATTAAATCCATCTTCTCCAATTACAAAGTCTCCATATGTATCTCAATGTTCAGCATTCTCTACTGGAGGTGTAGGTGCAGTTGTTGATGGTAAAGTTCACAGAACTTATGAAAATACTCCACAAGTATCGAACAAATCTATCGTTTTTGACTCGTTCACCAATATTCATGATTATGGAGTTGGATTCTGGGTCACAAACAATGCAGCATCGGAATTTGTTTCGTGCTTTACTTATTATGCTTTTATTAGCTACTGTTCAACTCGTGGCGGAAGAATTAGATCTCTTGCAGGAAATAGTTCTTGGGGAACTTATGGATTAGTAAGTTCTGGTTATAATACTTCAGAACAATATCTCACAGGAAAAGTTGAGGGATTATCTTTAAGTTATCTACCACTTACAGTTGAGGGTTCTGGATTTAGTGCTGGTGAAAGAATTATTGGTAATACATCTACTGCAGTTGGATATATTCATAGTGTCCAAACTGGAACAAGCAAAATTCTATATTCATTAATTAGTGCTGGAGCAGGAAAAACTGCTGGTCTTGGAACTGGATTTACTCGTGGAGAATTGATTAGAGGAATTGGATCTGGAACTACTGCATTCCTTTCTAATAATTCCAGTGCTAATACTGGTCAAGCTGGATTGACATTAGTTCTTGCTGGATTATCGACCGCATTTGAACCTGGTGGTAGTATAGAATTCCTCAAAGGAAGTGGTAATGGCGGAGAAAATAATGTTCAAATTGACGGTGCTGATCCGTTTACATTTGTTGTTCAAACAGTAAGTCGTTTGGGTGCAACTGGACTTGGAACAGTATTTGTTCAGAGAGGTGCATTAGGAACTGTTGCAGCTGCTCATACTGGTGGAATTGCGAATGTTCATTCTTATCCACTTGCTGGAGCGACAGCTACACTTTCAGTTCCAGTTGCTACATCTGATACAACAATTTTTGTTAATGATAGTAGCGGATTTGTAAATAATGGATTCGTTCTTACTGCTAAGAATGAATTGATGAAGATTACCAATATTCCAACATCTACTTCAATTGTAGTTACTAGAGGATCTCAAGGTGCAGGTGTTGCAAATACTTATGCAACTAATGACACTATAACTGCTATTGGTCAAAGTTCTATTATATCTCCAGCTCAATATCTTTGGAAGGATGTAACTGGAATCCAAACATTTATTAGATCTTCCGTTGCTTCCGGATATGTTGCTAATAATTATGTTAAAATTGATAATGAATTTATGAAGATTAATTCTAGATCAACGGATCCATTTGGATTTACGATTACGGTTCTTGCTGAAGAAAAAGGAAATCAGACATATGATGAGCAAGACATTAAAGTGAGATATCTTTATAGTCAAGCAAGATTTACTGGGCACGACTTCCTTCAAATTGGAACTGGTGGAACTTCTACAACTAATTGGCCAAACGTTCCTTCAGTTAAACCAATTCCTTCTAATGAAATTATTGAAGGATTTCCAGGTCGTGTTTATTATGTTTCCACTGACCAAGAAGGTAACTTCCGTGTTGGTAAGTATTTCCGAGTTAATCAGGCAACTGGATCCGCAACATTGAATGCCTCTGCATTTGACCTGTCTGGTCTTACATCTTTGAGACTTGGTTCAATTGGTGCTCAGTTGGGTGCTTCTATTAGTGAATTTTCAACTGACCCAACTTTATCTGCCAATAGCAATACTAAAGTTCCAACACAGGCTGCTGTAAGAGCATTCGTAGAAAATTATGGCGGATCTAGTCTTGAAGAGTCTAAGATTTACTCTTACTTCTTATCGCAGAGTCTGTGATACTTATAAATAAAAAAAGGATATTAAGTTTTTAAGATGGCATCTGGTATTTTAGGTCAGTCAGCACCTTCTGCAACCACACTTACTACTGTATATACAGTTCCTGCTAATACATTGTCTGTCGTTAACGTGAGCATAACAAATCGCGGATCTTCATCCGCGAGTGTTAGACTTGCTCTTGCTGCGGCATCTACTCCAGTCAATAGTGAATATATTGAATATGATGCAGTAATTCTTCCGAACGGTGTTTTGGAAAGAACTGGAATTGCATTAAATGAAACTAAAAGAGTTGTAGTATATTCATCTACCGCAGATACTTCAGTTTCAGTATTTGGACTTGAGCAATCTACCCTGTAATTGGAGGTTAAAATTAAATGGCAAGATTTTTAGGATCTGCAGCGGGAAGAACTGCAGGGGCATCTACTATAGAAGCTTCATTTACAAGAGCAGCAGTTTTTAGCACTCCTGGAGCAACAACATTTAATGTTCCACCAGATGCAAAAAAAGCAAAAGTTTTTGTCATTGGAGCGGGTTCCGATTATAGATCTGGAACATATTGTTTTCTTTCTGATAATTGTTGTTCTGGTGTAGATTTTCCGAGATCATGTTATTGTGTATGTTTCACTGGACATCTTACTGGTGCTGGTGGTGGATATGCTGAAAGGACTTATGATTCTGGAATTGCTGGTAAAACATTAACAATTAATGTTGGATCTTCTGGTGGACTTAGTGCAAGTAGTGTTGCGGCATCTGGATATACAACAGTTAGTGCAACCAATGCTTCTGATACGGTTCATTCATGGTCTTGTACTGGAAATAGTGCTGCTAGAGATAATAGTAATGATAATCCAGTAGCATTTAATTTCCAATTACCAAGATGTGGACATGCAAATAATATTTCTGGATATTATAATTACGGTGGATGCGCTTCAGGTGGTGACATCAATAGAAATGGTGGAAGAGGAGTTTTAATTCCCGAATTTTTATATGATGGTTATCTTGATGGTGTTTCTTGTATGGCTGGTGGCGGTGCTATTTCTGGTAATACGAGTTCTTGCTGGATTAATCCAGTATTTAACTGCTACTGTATTCTTGGATATCATTATGTATTTGGAAGCTATTGTGGATTTAATAATGGTTGGAGTAACCAGACTTCTTGTGGATGTTGGGGACTTTGTGCTGCAACATCAAACCTTTGTGCGTGTTCTGGTTTGTGTTGTAGAGCAAGCTCAAGATTCTCATTTGCTGGAAGATATTCTACAAAGTGTACATGTAACATATCTGGGGAAGTTCAAGGTGGTCCATTAGGAAATAATTTCCCAGGATCTGGTGATACCGCAGTGATTAAAGACAAACCAATTGGAGTTGGTGCTCAGTCTGGAAATAGTTCAGATATTGGAAAAAGAGGATCTTCCGAACAGATGGTAACCTCAGTTACTTATGGAATAGATAGAACAACTAGTGGAGGAACAAGTTGCTGTTTACAGGTTTCATATTCCCATTATAGTTCTGGATATGATTACTCTTTTGGTGGAACTCAACTTAGTTGCTATTGTTCTGTATATTATCCAGGTTGTTTCTCCAATTGTACTGCATTTAAAGGTGCTAGTTTTGCTCAATGGTGTTACAGATGTATTGGAACTGGTTGGACATACGTATTTGGCAGTAACTTTTCTGGTGGTGCTCATTGCTGGTGTAGTCCTTATGGACTTGTTCAATGCTCTGCTACCAATTGTACTGATTGCAGAAATAGATTCTTAAATGTTGGATATATTAATGATAGATCATCTATCATTAATGATTCTTGGGAAATTCCTCTTTCTACTTTAATTAGAAATAATGCAACGAATGTCAATGATATTAGATATGGCAACGGTGCTACGTTTGATTCTGCAGCAGGTTTCGGTGGTGGAGGCAATAGACTTTACCCAACTGGTGGTCAAGGATTAGTTGTCGTACTTTACGGTTAATAGGAGGAACATAAGCAATGTATTACATTAGAACTATAAAAAATAATTATGATATTGATGTTGTAATTGATGTAACTGATAATACGGATTTTGTTCAAACTTCTGGGTTGGATTGGATTGAAATTGGAAATATTCAAGCTGAAAATGGAAATTATTATTATGATGGTAAAATTATTTCTGTAGATTCCGATGATTATGTAATTATTGAGAATATTATCAGAGAATCGGAAGAACCAGAAAGACTCGAAAGAGAAAGACTTGAAAGAGAATTTGAAGAAAATGCACAAAACGAAATACAAGAATTTTTTGAAAATCAATTGTTAGAAAATACAACAGATGACACTGCACCAGAACCACCAGATCCATTAGATGATGAAGCAATTGCTGCTGCAGAATCTGCAGGTGCTGTAGATCCAAGGAATTTTACTCGACCTAAAGCATATCCAATTCTTGGAGTTGAAAGTAATGAATCTAATCTTAGAGATTGGGAAAGAAATTATAAAAATATATCTTTTAGTATCAATTCATTGAATTCTGGAAATTTTACAGTTGTAGATAATGTTGCTATTTTTGATCCAGAATTAGAATTTCCAGACGGACATAAACAAAGTCATTTTCCATTTCCAGAAGATGATGTTAATGGATATATTCAACATTTAATTGATGTAAGACAAACATATAGAGATCTTTTAGATACTATTTGTACAGATTTAAATTTACCTCCAATCCCAGAAGAGTAATTTAAACCTACCTACATAATGGTGTATAATTAAATTTGTATTGTTTTTGGGGTGTTTATGAAAAAAGTTTTTGTAATTAATGGTGGTGCCGGTAGAGTAATTTGTTCACTACCAGCATTACAAAAATATTATAAAATTAATGGTCCAGACTTTTACATTCTTTCCGAATCTGGTCTGGATTTTTTTATTGGTCATCCAGAGCTTCAAGATCTTACTTTTGATCTTGGACATAAAGGATTGTTTGAAAATATCATTAAACCAAATGAATTGGTTACATTAGAGCCTTATAGAGAACACGGATATTATAATCAGAAGAAATCGTTGACAGAATCTTTTGATAAATTAATTAATAATACGGAAGATCATTCGGACTTAGAAAAACCAGAAATTATTTTATCTAAACAGGAAGAGATTCAGGCACTTGATTGTATTAATAATGTTAAAGAATACCATAAAAAGAAAAAGACCGTAGTTATTCAACCATTTGGAAGAACTATAAATCAGCATAAAACTGGACATACATTTGATCCATCAAGTAGATCATTGAGTACAGATGATTACTTTTATATTTCGGAAAGAATAAGAAAAAAATATAATGTAATTGCTTTTTCTGAAATTAAATTTGAAAATGATAAAAACATGTATGTTGATACAGGGATTAGACAGTGGGCTGCAATTGTAGAAGCAGCGGACTATTTTGTTGGTATTGATTCTGTTGGTCAGCACATGGCATATGCTTTTAATAAGCCTGGAAGCGTTATTATAGGATCAACTTTTGCAGAAAACATTTCTTATCCAAAATATTTTAATATCGTAGAAAAGAAAAATAATAAGAAAAAATATTCTCCAATTAGAATTCATGGACTAGACGGAGATCTAGCAGACAGGTATAATGATACTTGTATGGATTTTACTCAACGGGAATTGGAAGAAATTACTAATAATATTCTACATCACATCAAACAAAAAATCGGAGAATAAATTATGACAATTATTGCTGCAGTTGCTCGTGGTCACAATGGTAGCACCACGTTGCTTAAAGATGGTGAAGTTATTTTTTATCTTGAAGAAGAAAGACTTTCCAGAATGAAATATGATGGATCTCCTCTTCTTGGTCTGTCTAAAATTTTTGATTATGTTGATCACATTGATCATTTAATTGTTTGTCACACACATCGTCATGGTCCTCAGTTTGATTGGACTGGTGAAGATATGTACTCTGGATACATCAGAAAAATTTCTAGAAACAAATTTAAATTTGAAACTCATTATATTGATACGATTCATCATCAATTGCATGCTGCTTGTGGGTTTTATAATTCTGGATTTAAAAGTGCGGCTTGTGTAATCGCTGATGGTGCAGGAAGTTTTCTGAATATTGAAGGAATAAATGAAGTTTGCTACGAGTTTGAAACAATCTTTAAAGTTTCATATCCAGGAACTTTTGAAACTGTGTATAAGCACATTGGAACAAAAGACGCTATCGGATTTAATCAACCAGAAGAAAATGTATATCTGACTGAGTATCCTGGTTTAACCAAGATGTATGAATCTGTTACTAGATTCTGTGGATTTCCAGAAATCGAAGCTGGAAAAACAATGGGTCTTGCCCCTTATGGAAAACCTAATAATAATATCCCTAAGTTTTTTAGAGATGGATGGGGAAATAGAGATCTGATTATTTTAACTTATCCAAATGGAGCATTAATTAATTTTGAAAGATTTCCATATCTGAAAAAAGATTTGGAAAATCAATCTGAAAATCAATATACTGAAATACAGAAAGATATGGCATTTGCTATTCAAGAAGAAACTTCAAATAAAATGGTGGAGTTAATTCAAAAAGCATATGATCTTACTGGTGAAAAGAATATTGTTATTTGTGGTGGATATGGTTTGAATTGTGTAGCAAATTATAAGTATTGGGAAGAGTTTCCAGATCTCAATATTTACTGCGAACCAATTTCTCATGATGGGGGGACATCAATTGGGGCAGCCAAGATGTTGTATAATCAATTGATGGAAAATGAAAAACCAAATAAACAAGAATCTGTTTATTATGGACCCCAATATGATCCATCAACATATGAAAAAACTTTAAGTTCTCTGGATGCACAAGATACTTCTTATGATCAAGTTGCTAAACTTATTCGTGAAGGAAATATCGTAACTATTTTTCAGGGTCGTTCTGAGGGTGGTCCTCGTGCTCTCGGTAATAGATCTATCCTTTTTGATCCTACTATTAAAGATGGTAAAGATATTGTAAATAAAGTGAAGCGTAGGGAATGGTTCAGACCTTTTGCTTGTTCAATTCTTCAAGAAAAAGTTGGTGATTGGTTTGATCTTTCTGGTAGAAAAGAATCTCCCCATATGATGTATGCTGTAAAATGCAAAGAAGGGATCTCCGAAAAGATCCCTTCAGTAATTCACGTTGATGGAACTTGTAGAATTCAAACTGTAACTAAGAAACAGAATGAACACTATTATAATTTAATTAGTGCATTTGAAAAACTTAGTGAAGTTCCTATTCTGTTTAATACATCTTTCAATTTGGGTGGAGATCCTTTGGTTGAAACTCTTGAAGATGCAATTGATACATTAGAAAAAAGTGACATTGAATATTTGTATCTCCCAGAAATTCAAAAACTTATTAAGATTTCGAACCACTCAGATTCTTGATTAATTGATTGTATCTTTTATAAGGACATCTTGGGAAATGAGTATGAATTTTATTATATTCTTCTTGAGAAATAAATTCACAAGAGAAATCAATTTCCTTTTCTGTTAATGGAAATAAAGTAAATAAAGGAGTTCCATATGGGATAACAATCTCATATGGTTCTTTTTTTACATCAACAATCATATGGACATTTGTTGCAAATTGATATTTGTAATCGATTAATCCTGGTGCAATGATAATATTATTTTCCCTTAAAATATTTGTAGAATAATGAGATTCCGTGAAAACATACTTTATGTTTTCATTTGATTTTAAGATCCATGGATTCGTAAGTTTAAATGCAGTTTTATTTTGTTGATATATGTACTGATATTGATCTGGTGAATGTTGAGATACTAAAGGAGATGGTCCTGGATCTTGAGTTCCCTGTAAATGTTCAACCATTCCATCTGGATTTACTCTGACTCTAATTTGAGTCCATGCTCTAAATTTTATTCCACTATTAATATAATTATTGATCGCTGGACATTGCTTAGCAGAGGCCACATCAAAACTATAATTTCTTTGGTAATCGTGATGTTTGTTTGTGGATTTTAATCTTTTTAACCAATCTGCATTATCTGGTTTGCAATAAGTTGGCTTTTCATTTACAAAAATATCATTTTCCCAAGTATATGCAGTCAATTTTACTTTTTTATTGAACATTATTGTCTCCTAAATTACGTTATTTTTAATTTCTTTTAGAACTTTATTTCTTAAAAGACTTTTATTGAATACCTTATAAAGGTAGTCTAAACCTTTAAAAGATTTGAAATTTTTTAGTTGGGTACAACTAAGTGACATATCTATTAAATCTTGAGTTAAATAAAATCTTTTTAATTCTATTTTTTCATTAGTCAAAAATTTAATATACATTAATGGATCACCTTCATTTACTTTTAATGTAGATTCTCCAGGAAATAATTGATATGCACCTTCTACTGGTCTAAACCATTGAGAAATATCAAAAGATCCCGGAACATAATATGCAGTATCAGTTAAATGGGTTTTGTGCATCGAAGGATGCATAGTTTGAATTTTTAATGTCTCTTCAGTGAAGAAAATCCAATTGACACAATAATTTATAGTTAAGCTATTTTTTACAGAGCTTTGTTTTACTAAAGATGTCATTGCTAAATCGAACCCAACTTTTTTAGGGTGATTTGAAAATGTCCTTCCATGTTGATATGTGACATCAATTGAATATGGATTTCTAAGACAATACATATTTTTCAATGTATCTTTAAATGCATAACAATTAAAGAAATTATCAGATATATTTTCTTCGTTCTTGTTTTTTACTAAGTCTGAATATACACTGTCTATATCGTGATAACAAAGATAATTTTCTTTGTATATATTCACGTCTCTATACCAAGGAGACCAATAAACCGTAATCATAAAATTGACTGTTTCAATAACATACTATATATTTACTATATAATAGATTGATTTTGATGAAAACCGTATTTGTTAATGGTACATTTGACGTTCTTCATAGAGGGCATCTTGAATTACTAAATTATGCCAGGTCTTTTGGTGATTATGTTGTCGTTGGTATTGATACTGATGATAGAGTGAAAGAAAAGAAAGGAGAATCTAGGCCAGTTAATACGACTGAAGATAGGGCATTTATGCTAACGAATCTAAAATCTGTAGATGAGGTTAGATTCTTCAGCACCGATAAAGAACTAGAAGATTTGGTAAAATCTGTAAAACCTGATATAATGATTGTTGGATCTGACTGGAAAGGTAAATCAGTTATAGGTTCATATTACTCAGCAGAATTAAAATTTTTTGATAGAATAGATGGATACTCTTCAACAAAGATCATTCAAAGTATTATTGATCGGGGATAGTTGTGAAGATGAATATATGTATGGACGTTGCGAAAGAATAAGTCCAGAAGCTCCCGTTCCCGTGATGGAGTTTTCCAGAATGGAAACTAAACCAGGAATGGCATCTAATGTATATTTCAATTTGCAAGCATTTAATATTGAAGTTACTTTTCTGACAAATTCAGAAAAAATAGTAAAGACCAGATTTATAGATGAAAAATCCAATCAACAAATACTAAGGGTTGATAATGAGAAATCAATAAAACCACTTCTTCTTCCAGTAATGACAAACAGTTTTGATGCTGTTGTTATATCTGATTATAATAAAGGGTATCTTACATATCAGAAATTATTTGAAATTGTTGATTATACAACATGCCCCATTTTTATCGATAGTAAAAAAACTGAACTACCAAATAAACAAAATTGTTTCATTAAAATTAATGAAACAGAGAATGAAAGTTTAGTTGGAGATTATGATAATATCATTATAACAAAAGGTGCGGAAGGTTGCGTTTATAAAAATACTTTATATCCAGCATCTAAAGTTAATGTATATGATGTAGTTGGAGCTGGAGATACATTTTTATCGGGATTAGTTTATGGATATTTAAAGTATAATGATATTATAAAAGCAATAAGAATAGCAAATAAAGCGGCATCAATTGCCGTTCAAAATCCTGGAACTTATATTTTAAATGAAAAAGATGTCGATTTACTGCGTAGATATTGATGGTACTATATGTACTAATGGTGACTGCGAATCTTGTAAGTATGAAGGTAGCATTCCAATAAAAGATAATATAGATAAGATCAATAAATTATATGATGAAGGTAATACAATTAAATATTTTACCGCTCGTGGTATGGGAAGATATAAAGATGATATACAAAAATCAAAAGATAAATTTTATAATTTAACTAAAATGCAATTAGATATTTGGGGATGTAAATATCACGAACTTATTCTTGGGAAACCATCTGCAGACTACTACATAGATGATAAGGCAATAGAGGCAAATGAATTCTTCAATTAAAGTGGTCCCCAAAGGATGGGGATTTGAAAAGTGGATCGTTAATAATGAGCAATATTGCGGAAAACTTTTATACTTTATAAAAGGTAAAAGGTGTTCTTGGCATTATCATAATATAAAAGACGAAACTTTTTATATTCAATCTGGAAAACTTATATTGTTTTACGGAGAAGATGATGATATTAACTTGGCACAAAAAAAAGTCCTAAGGAAGGGAGATCATTTCCACGTTCCTGTAGGACTTAGGCATAGAATGTATGCTTTAGAAGATACTGAGATGTTTGAATTTTCAACTCAACATCTCGATAGTGATAGTATTAGAGTTATTCAAGGAGATACTCTTTGACTGATTTAAACTTATAATTACCAATCCATTTCATATCAGCGCAAGTATAGTCTTGATATTTACCTTTAAGATGTTCGGGGAAGTCGATGTATTCGATTTCCCCTTTTTCTTTTTCTGCTACTAATTCAGCAACTTCTTGAAATGAAACTGGCGATCCTGTTCCAAGATCATATATTCCAGATTCTGAATTATTATTCAAAACAATATCTACTACATCATCAACACAAATAAAATCTCTAAGGAATTTATCTGAACCTTTGAATAATTTTAATTTTCCAGTTTCACGAATTTGCTTTGTGAATTTTGATACAGGACTTGCTTGATCTTCTTTGTGTTCTTCTCCTCCACCATATACATTAAAGTATCTGAATCCTTGAATTGATTTAAACTTATCTAAATTATCCTGAACGAAGTAATCAATTTGCAATTTTGTAATTGCATAATAGTTTAGTGGATTAATTACTTTTAATTTTTTTGTTTGATTTCCATATACAGATGCTGATGAAGCATACTTTACTGGAATTTGATATTGAATTGCTTTCTCAAATAAGAACAATGTGAATGCTACATTATTGTGATGTAATGTTTGTATATTTTTTTCTGTTGTAGATGAGATTGCTCCCTGATGAATGATTAATGATACTTCATTCCATCTATCGAATCCGCTTATAAACTTGTATGCGTTTTCTTTTTCTACTTCTATTATGGGTTCATTAATTTTTT